ACCAGTCGCCGCGGGCCGTGATCGTGTTGCCACTGCTGGCAGCCCCAAGCAGCACCCCGCCTTGGTAGCCCGACTGGTAGGCGGACCATGCCTGGGTCGTGGCCCTGATTGTGAACGGCAGCGTCCAGGTCGTTGCCTGCGTCACAGAGTTGTAGACGCCAGCGGGCACTCGCATGGCAGCTGGGCTGGCGGTGGTGGTGCTGACCCAGCGATCGAGCAGCAGCGGGTACGGCGCCGCGGCGACCGACTGCCGATCGAGCACCGGCATTTTTTCAAGGAACACCTCCCCGCCGCGCTGGACCAGGAGGTACAGCGTTTCCTGGATCGCCACGATCGACAGGATGCTGTCCGCCCCGGGGAGGTCCCAGTAGCTCCAGCTGGATTGGGCCCGCTGCACCCCGTTGCCGCTGTTTCGATAGAAGTATTTGTACGTGTAGATCCTGTTTGTGTAGCCGGTTTTGCTGCTGATGCAATACAACGAATTACCCGTATCGTTTGCCGCAAGCTGGAAAACCCCGGATGGGATATAGCTGCTTACATGGTCGGTAATGCTTTCGGCATCGCCGACCAGCGCAGTGCCGGCGCCGCGCACAGAGAACTGCCGCAGCTGGCTCCAGTCCCCATTCGACTGGCAGAACACGACCCCACCACCCATCTGGATTGGCCGTACCCCTGTGTCGATTTCGTATCCCGTTAAGATCGTGATTGCATCCGTTGTTGGCGTGAGTGAGGTATCAGTTGCATAGGATCTGAACTGATAATCATCACTGAACAACAGCATTTCGCCCTGGAACGGCACTGCATACCGCAGCACGCTGACCCTGGAGCTGGTGGCGGTCTTGTCGATCGGGTCCGAATCGAGCACCGTCGTCACGGTCTCCGGGAAGAACGCGAAAAAATCCCTGGCCCGGCTAAAAATGCGCTTCTCGTCCGCCAGGATCCCCAGCCGGCCCCGGTGCACGAAGATGTCGCTCACGCTTTGGCCCACGAAGCTCGGGTCCGGCGCTGATTCGAGGTCGCCGGCTGTCCTCTGCCCCCACGTCGGCAGGGTGAGGCCCGTCAGCGCGGCACCGTTGAGCGGCCCGAAATACCACGTCCCGGCGGGCAGCCGGACCAGCACCTGCGGCATGGTGGTGGGATCGAGCTTGTACTGCACCCCCGGCGCCACGGTCTCTTCCCATGCGCCCTCGCCGAAGGTGCTGGCGCCAGTGCGCGGCAAGAACTTCACGTAGTAGCCATCGAAGTTGCTCGATGGGTCGCCCGTCACCTCAACCTGATACCCCGTCGGCGCAATCGTCGGCAGGCTTGTGAATGACTGCACCGAACTGGTAATCGCGGTGATGTCCGCGTTGGCCCTGGCATCGGTGGCGCTGATCGTGATCGTGCTCGAACTGGTGAAATGCAACACCGAACCGGCCTGAGCGATCGAGACGCCGGAGACTCCTGCCAGGGCCGTTTTGATCTGGGTGGCGATGTCCGCCGTGCTGATTGCCGTCCCGGCTGTGGTCGTGGTCGTCACCGTGGCCAGGGTGCCGTTCAGGTTCACCTTGTAGGACTGGCCGTAATTGGCGGCCCGGACCCACACCAGGGCCTCGTTGGTCGCCGGCCTGGCCACAGCGGGGGCCAGCGCCGAGTCCATCGCCACCACCTTCAGCGCGCTGGCCACGAAGGTAAAGTCCGCCACGGTGCCGCATCGGATCTGCCGCTTCGCATCCGTCACGCCAGAGAGATAGCCGTATCCACTGGGGGCGCTGACGGTTTGCGCCACCCCATCCAGATCGAACACCTTCACGGCGCTGTTGCTGATCACCGCCAGGTATCGCTCGGTGCGATCGCGCAAGATCGCATGAACGAACACATCTCCCAGGCTGGTGGCGCTCACCTTGGCCAGGGTCTGGGTCGGATCCCGTTTGCGCAGACCCTCCGCGCTGCTGCTGACTCCGTTGACCTGAAGCTCCGCCTGGGTGGGATCCCGCTGGGCGTCCGGCTGCTGGCTGACCCCCTGGATCAGGTTCGGGATCATGGACGTGAAAAGCTCAGCCATCAGTCGAATGCGCTCCGGCTGTTGCGGCCCGCCAGCCCAGCAGCGGGGTTGAAGGTGCCAAACGGCAGCACCCCGCGTTGGCCGCTCAGGCTGTTGGGTTGGAGCTGCTGCAGCTCGTTCCGGTCCAGCTCGGCCCTGGCCATCATCAGATCCTGCTGGGTGTAGCGCTCGATCGAATCCGACCCCAGGAACCGGTTGGCAAAGGCCCGGGCGCCCAGGATGCTGATGTAACGGTTGTAGGCCTCTGGGCAGTCGTCCCAGGGCAGCATCCACACCACATCGGCGGTGAGCTGCGTGACGGCTGCACCCGTCAAGACGTAGGTGCGGTTCGTCCGGTCGTAGACCCGCTGCCCCCGGAGGATGAATCGCCCATCCCACTGGAATGGATCGGGGGCAAAGCGGGTGAGGTTCGGCGGCACGGTGATGGTCCCGTCCGTGGCCACGGGGAAGGGATAGTCCTGCTCCGAGTTCCAGCTCCAGCCCCTGGTCTGCTCCTGCTTGTGAAACTCCAGCAGGGTCCTCTCGGCGATGCTGGATTCGGTCATCACCGGATCATCGAGGCCGTTGACCGGGGCCTCGCCAATCACTCCCAGCAGGATGTTGACGGCATCCAAGAGCGTGGTGCGGCCTGGCGTTGCCGACTGGTTGGCCAGGCCCATGAGCGATCCAGCGCTGTAGAGCACATGCTATCGGCTGCCATGAAAAAGACCCCCGGGGGGCCGGGGGCCAAGTGATCCGCTAGGCAAGGCTTAGGGGATCACGATCGCCGCAGCGCATTCATCCCGCAGCCGGCCGATGCCGATCGACTGCGTGGCCACAGCCAGGGTGGCCTGATACTGGATGTTGAAGTCGCCGTCGGGACTGGTCAGCTGGAGCTTTGGGGCTCGCAGTGTGAGCATGCCGACAGCCTCCTTGCTGAAAATCAGGCCCTTGCACTTGGATAGGTCCTGGGCATAGTCGCTGTTCTTGTCGTAGGTGTTCAAGGTGTAGGAGGGCTGCACCACATGGTTGGACCACGAGATAGGCACCCCCTTCACACGGAACACCAAGCCGTTGGCCACGGTGCCGTTGGTCGGGCCGCTTGCGCTGTTGTTGTAGTCCGCGTTGATCGTGCGGCTTCCCTCGTTCAGGTAGTCATACTCCTCGGGCGGGAGGACACAGACCAGAGTGCTGGGGTCCACATCCTTCTTCCTGAACTGGGTCACGATGTCGCCAATGGCGCTCACCAATTCATCACCCTTGCTCTGCTTCGATGCCGCCGCATAGCCGGCAGTCAGCGTTTTCTTGTAGCCAGTTCGGCCAGTGTTGATGGAGCGGGTGAGGGGTTCAGTGCTGTTGCTGGCTCCGGCGTAGATGATGCGGGCGATGCGCTTGTCGGTCTCCCAGGCCAGGGCGATGCCCAGCTGCTCGAAGAACTCGGAAGCCACATCGGCATAGCTCATCAGCTGATCAAGGTCGAAGATTGCCTGGTCGGCAGCCATGAGGCCATCGACGGCGATGTTCTTGACGTTGATGTCACTAGGGGAGTTGCTGGACAAACCGCCAAGCAACGGCACACCGGGCGTCACGTAGGAGGCAGCGGCGCGACCGGTCACCTGGAAGTCGAAGGACTTCCCGCCCTTGATATTCCTGGACTTCACCAGGTTCTTGAAGACCGTGTTGCGCTTCAGCGCGTTCAGGATCTCGGATTGTCCCAGCTTCTGGAACACGGTATCGACCGCGCCCGCCCCCTGGATCTGGCCAAGTCTGGCCAGCAAGGCATCATTAACCGCCATGGCTGCAAAAAGCGTTTGGGTTGTTTGCCCGTGGCTTCTTGCAACCTGTGTTCAGCGATTCCCCCGTAGAGGGCCAAACGATGCAGAGACGCTGTAGCTGTAGCGGCTGACTTGACCGGTGCGATGCGCGCTAACCCCTCCCGCAGGGAGGCTAGTGCTACACAGGTGTAGCAGACGCTGCGCTGACTTTACATCTTCAGGACCAATCCGGCGAGTTGGCGATTGCGAGCCTCACTCGTTTGGCGTAAGCGGGGTCCACGTGCATCAGCCGCTCACCGTTGGCGTTGCGTCGATCGACGGCCGCGTTCTGCTGTTCGATCGAGGCGAACCGCATCGGGGGCTGGCCTCGTCCGCCGCTGGCCAGTCGTGGCTCGCTGCGCGTCCGTGGTGCGCTTTCGGCGGCTGCCGCTCTTGCCTGGATTGCCTTCACCGCGAAGGCGGCCAGCCCCCTGTTGCCGGAGTCGATCGCCGCGTTGTATCCGGCCAGCTCACCTTCGCTCAGGTTGGCAAGGGCCCAGCCGCTCAACGCACGAAACTTGTCGTCGCCGCCGACCAATTGCCGAATCGCCGCGCCATCCTCCGGGCTCAGCTGGGGAGCTGCGGCCGGGATCGAGGCCCTGATCCCATCGAGGTAGGTCTGCACCACGGTCTTGGGCAGGCCAGCCTTGGTGGCCAGCGCATCCACCTGCTTGCTCACGTCGCCCCCTGCCCGCAGGGTGGCATCGAACTGCAGGGGGTTCACCTCAGCGGCGGTGAACAGGCCGGCCAGGGCATCGCCGTACAGCGCCTTACCCAGCTCGGGGGTGTAGGCCTCCGGGGGGAGCGTGTTCCCGGCGGTGGGCGCCTTGGCCTTGGCCTCTGCCAGTGCGATCACCTCCTTCAGCGACTTGCCCCGGTACTCCTCCGGGATCTCGTCGTCGGCGGCCTGGTTGTCGTCGGTGGCGTCGGCGCTGTCATCCGCTGGGCTCAGCAGATCGGCTAGCGGGTCGTCGGCGTCCTCGCCCTCGGCCGGCGCTGGGGTGGTGGGTCGCCGGGGAGGGGTGGCCTGCTTCTGCTCCGCTCGCTCCTCGGCCGCCAGCATGCGATCGAGGGGGTGAGACATATCCCAGGCCTCGCGGGTCGGCTGGCTGCCTTCCGCCTCGATTTCATCCAGCACGGCGGTGAGGCGATCCTCCTCGCCTGGGCGGACCAGGTTGAGAAGCTGTTCTTGGGTGGTGCTCATGGCTCAGTGGGTTATTGAGGGGGCGGGGATTCGCCCGGGTTCTGTTGCATCTGCTGGGCCGTAGCCGCGGCGGTGGCCAGCTTTGCCGGGTCCGCCATGGGAGATCGCATCAGCTGCTCCCCTTGCGCCGCCTGTTGCTGCTGGGCCTTGATCTCGCTGACCTTCCGCTCGGGCAGCACCAGGTCGATCGCCTCGATCCCCAGGCCGTTGCTCAGCCTGGTGATGGCATCGCTCACATCGACTCGGGCCGCCACCTCCTGGGGGCCCACGATCTTGGCCAAAGTGTCCAGGCCCTGGAAGAATCGCAGCATCTTGTCCAGGTCGTTGCCCCGGCCAACCGCTGCCAGGCCGACACTCACCACCGGCTTCACCAGATCCTTGGGGAGCTTGATCTCCCCCTGGTGGGTCAGGACATGCAGTTTGCGGGTGATGTAGGGGTTCTGGAACTCGGTCGCAAGGATGCTGTAGATGCCGACCTGCCCCTCATCCATCTGCAACGCCACCATCCGAATCTCCTCGGCAGTGGTCCGCTCCGAATCCCGGACGTTTGACATCATGAATGCCCGCTTCAGGGAGGCCTCTACCTTGGCCAGGCGGGCTTCTGCTACGACGAGGCCCTGCCCCCTGCGGCCATCAGATCCCAGCTCCCTCACATCGTCTGGGTGGCCAACCACATAGCCGCCGTTGCGGCAGGCCACCAGATCCTTGATGCTGGTGGCCCCGCCAGGGCGGACCACATTCTTGCTTTCGGCCGCGATCATTGCCCCCTCGGTCACGGCCTGGCTGAGGGATTCGGCGGTCTGCAGCGCGGCCAGGCAGCGGGCCTCGATGTAGCCAGGCCCGTAGTCACAGTTATCGATCCTTGTGGCCCGCAGCGGCATCCACGGGGATATTCCCAGATCGACTTCGTGCTCCTGCCCATCGATCTCCTCTCCCCTGCATTCCTGGCACCAGTGGACCTTCCCTTTGGCGTAATCCCACTTCACCCTGGTGTAAACCCTGATTACCTCCTCCTCGTCCATCACCTTGGCGGCGGCCAGCGGATCGGGGCTGTCGTCTTCGCTCTCTTCGTCATCGAGCAAGCCCAGGTGCTCGGCCACCACCTTCGGCAGGCTGTCCTCGGTGAAGCTCTCGCAGATCACTGCCTCCAGCGGCCGGCCCATCGGGTCTCGCTTCAGCACGTAGCGGTTCAGGTGGAAACACTGGAGCCCGTCCTCCTCGTCGTCGTAGAGGAGGACGTTGCCGGGGCCCACCAGATGAACCATGGCCTCCAGTACCACCGCTCGATCGGCCGTGCTGTTGATCTCGCGCAGCACCGATTGCTCCAGGGCCAGCAGGCTGCGGTCGAACTCCACCAGGGTCTTGGCGATGTCCTCCTCCGCCGTTCCGGCCTGTCGGGCATCATTGATCAGGGTGGCCCGCTGCCGCTCGTCAATCGTGTACTTGAAGAAGGTTTCGGAGGCCGGCATGATCGCCAGCAACCAGCAGCTCGCCAGGTGCTGGTGACCTTCGGCGCCAATGTCGTTGTACGGCAGGGGATAGGTTTCGGGCTGGCCCTGGTCCGGGTCGTTGACGGCCGGCACCAGCCAGGGCAGCGTCAGCCGGCAGGCCCTTCGAGCCCGCGCCAGCCAGCGGTCACGATGGGACCGGAGCTTCTCGTAGCGCTGTTCGGCCGGGCCTTGCGTCGTGTCCATTTCAGGTTCCGATGTTGAGCCCAGCCCCGGCTGCCGTCACGGCACCAACTGGAGCGATGGCCAGGCCGGCGGCCTGTTTCTTCTTTGGCTTGATCGGCTCGGTCGTCAGGGCCAACCCCGGGGGAGGCGCGGCTTGGCTGGTGGCAGTGGCGTAGGGCCCGGCCTGTGCCGAAATGGCATCGGCCGCCAAGGCTGCCGTCTGCTCTGCCAGTGATGCCCTTGCTCGATCGGCATCCGCATTGGCCGCGGCGATCTGCTGGTCCAGCTGGGACTGCATCCGCTGGTTGGCCTCCTCGGATTGCCGCCTGGCCATCTCCATCTGCTGGTTCTGTGCGTCGATCTGGGCCTGGCTGGGGCCCTGGTAGACGACTTGCGGTGCACGCGATCTACTTCCACCTGTGCACATGATCAGTTCCCCATGGTGATGTTGAGGCCGGCGCCGAGGGCGGCGGCAGTTGTTCCGGCTGCTTGATCAATTCGCAGGGCCTGCTTCCCGGTCGGCCGCTTCTCGCCGGTGCGATCGGAGCCGATCACCGGGGCCGCAGCCGGCTTCTCGGGCGGCGGTGCGCCAACCAGTGCCGCCAGCCGGGCCGCCTGCGCGGTCGTGTTGTTGGCGCGAGCCGTGGCAACCGCTTGCTCCTGGGTCTGCAGCGCAGTCCGCTCGCGCACCAGGGCATCCAGCTGGCTCTGCTTTGTCAGCACATCGGGTCTCTGCATCTGCTGCATCAGTGCCAGCTGCTGACTGGCGAGCGCGTCGTAGGCCCTGGTGTCGGGCGCGTAGATGGTGGCCCTGGATCCCCCGCCGCCCACACACATGGATCAGCCCCTCCCGGTGTCGAAGGAGGGCGGGTAGACCGTGGGGTCGTCCGAATTGTTGGTCAGCAGCTCAGATCGGAGCCAACGCACCACCTGAACCGCACCGATTTGCTGCTGGATCTCTTTGTCCGTGGCCTCCGGGTGCGGGGCGATGTCGGGCCATAGCGCCATCGCCTTTTCGACCAGCTCCTCTGCGTTGACGGGCTTCAGCATTACAGGGCTGTAGAACTTGCCCCATGCTACGGGGTGCCGTCAGGTGGAGACCACAGGATTGGCAGTTCTCGATCCTCGTCATATTCGCCAGATCGAAGAATGCGGGCCAGCCGCACTTGGGTGATGGCATCCTTGCGAGTCAGGCCGGCCTTATCGAAAGCCTTCAGCACGGCCGCCCACATCGCTGCGGCATCGGGCTGTCCGGCCAGGATGCCCTCCGCCTTGACCTTGCCGATGCCAGGGCAGCCGGGGTAGTTGTCCGTGGTGTCCCCGATCAGCGCCTGCGAGAACACATTCAGATCGGCCTGATGCTCGGAAACCTCCATTAACTCCGTGCCTCGAAGGTGCCGGCCGGGAATCCCCAACAGGTCTTTGTCCTCGCTCACGATCACATCACCAGGGCGGCAGAGGATGCCCATCACATCGTCGGCCTCGACCTCGGCCAGCATGGCGATGTTCCATCCCCGCACCTCTCCGGCGGCGATCACCCACTGGATCAGCTGGCTGTAGCCGGCCGGCTTGCGGCTGGCCTTGCGGTTCGCCTTGTAGGCGCCGAAAAGGCCGTAGCGGAAGCTGGCGGCAGTGCCGAGGCACAAATGCAGCTGGTGGTCGGGCAGCGCATCACGGACGGATGCAAGGAAGTCCTGGAAACGGGCCTTGGCTTCGCCGTGGCGGCACGCATAGGTCCAGTCATCCGGTGCCCACTCGATCTCGTATTCGGACACGGCGGTGCAGCGGCGGAGATAGAGCTCCGCATCCACCAAAGCCCTGGGTTGGTCGGTCACGACGCCACCTCCGCCGGCACCGGGCGACCCCGCAGCCAGTCCTGAACACGCTGCAGCGCGTCGGGCGGGACGAATTGGGAGCGGAACGGAAGCCAGCGCGATCCGTCCCATTCGCCATCGGGCATCCATGCGGCGCATTGGTCCAGAAACTTCCGCCTGCTGTTGTGACGCTCAAACGTCACAAGCCACTGCCCCCTGCAGGGCCCAAGCCCAGGCCGGGCAGTCACGAGGATGCGGCCCATGCCGATCTTTTCATTCAGGATTGTGTAGGTATCAGGCATCAGAGGACGGGGGTGTCGTTGTTGTGGCGGTTCCGGTATGCCTCCAGGTCGCGGAAGAACATATCGGCGAAGCGTGGATGAGCGTCCAGAAAATCCCACGTGGGCAGAGTGAACTCGGCGTGCGGTGGCAGGTCGTGGTTGAACTGTTCGACCGACCAATACCCAGCGAGCAATCCGCGCTGCAGGATGTTTCGGATCTGGTCTTTAGGCAGCAGAGGCATTGGACCCCTGCCGCTGCTGTCCCTCCTGCAGATACTCGACCCAGTCCTGCCGTGAAAGGCTCTGGGAATCCGAAGCGGCAGCCGGCAGCAGGCGCTGCCCGTCGCCGCCGGCTGCCACCAGGCTGTAGGCGGCGGGATTCTCGGCGCCATCCGGCGGGGGCGAGGCCAGCCCCGACGGCAGCATGGCCAGCTGCTGCCGCGTTGGCTGGAGCGATCGAGGCAGGTCTTCTTTAAATCCCCACGCTCGATTCGGCACTCCCGAATGGCACCGATAGAGCGGCACCATCAGCTGCCGCCATGTCGGGAACCGCAGGAACTCACCGGTGGCTCCTTGGATCCAGCGCTCGCAAGCCCAGAGGAACTGCGGTGTGCTGACCTCCGGGAAGTCAGTGCTGAATGACACAAACTTCAGCTTGAAATCCTCGGTGCTCCAAGTTGCGTCTGCCCTGGTCCTGATGTGGCGCTCGATCATGCGGCAGCCACGGGTGAAGGCCTCCGGGTCAAGCAGCATCTGTCTTCTCCAGCATGTCCCGGATCGCCGCGGCGGCCGGATCGCCCGCAGGGGCGGTGGCCGGCGGGGGCGCTGAGGCGATGCCGCGCAGGTACTCAGGCTTCAGGGCCTGCCAGCCGTGCTCGATGCCGGCATCCACCAGGGCGCGGGCGTTCCAGTGCATGCCCTGTTGGCACAGGGTGCCAACCCGATTGGCGGACAGGGTGAAGGCAGCCTGGGTCCAAGTGGCCGCGCGGCGGTGCTTGCCCCAGCGGCTTTCATTCCACCACTTGAGCAGGCCAGCCATCAGCTCTGGAGGCAGGCCCAACCTCTCCAGCCAGGGCTCGTCACCAGCGATCGGATGCAACCGATCCGGGGCGGGGCCGGCGGCCCGCCTCCGGGGTGCGGCCGGTGCTGGCAGGGCCGGCTTCGGATCGGGCACGGCGGCCAGGGGGACCGGCTGCCAGGCGCCATCCTGGAAAGCCTCGATCCGCTGGATGGTGGTGAACGCTTTGCCGCACCCGCGGCAGGCATGGCGGCGGCGGATGGCGTTCTCTCCCTGGGAATCGCGGGTTTCGAGCACCCGATTGTGAGGATGGCCGCAGTGGGGGCAGTTCATCAGACCTTGCTCCAGTCGATCGTGATGGCCGGGTGGAGGGTGCCGGTTATCAAGGCATCGACGACATCGCTGCGGTTCAAGCATCCGATTACCACACTCAGCCACCGACGCATCCGGCGCTTGGCTTCGTAGCCGCTTTCCGCGGTCGATGTATCGATCGCAGCGACTTGGGCGAGCGGCGCTGGCATGGTCGCGGGCGGTTGCGGCGCCTCCGCCGGAGTGATCGCCAGCAGGGCCTCCCCCTCCAGCAGGGCGACCACCGCCTCGGAGTCGGCGGCCCTGGCCTCCGCCGCTGCGGCCCTGGCCTTGGCTTCAGCCACCTTCTGCTCGGCCTCCTGGATCGACAGCAGCGCGACAGCATCGGCCTCCTCCTGCGCCTTGCGAGCCGCTTCGGCGATGGCTTCCTGCTGTGCCTTGATGCGTGCGTCCTCGGCTTCCTTCCCCTGCTGGATCCGCTGCTGCTCGCGCAGCTGAGCCAACTCGGCGGCAGCGGCATCGTTGGCCAGGGCCTTGGCGTGGGCGGCTTCAAGGGTGCGGATCGTCTCCAGCAGGGCAGCGGCAGCCTCGTCCTTGAACTCCTCCAGTCCGTCGATGTTGACGGCATTGGCGTATCTGAGCTGAATGGCCAGGGACTCGGCGCTGGCGCCAAACGGCACCCGGCCATTTTTCGTGATGGTCTGGATCACTTCCCGATGCCCCGCCACCCGATCGGCCTCGGCATTGGTGATGGCATCGAGCGCATCCTGGTGCGGCTTGATCAGCGCCTCTACCTGGTCCTTGAGCTCACTGGCCTGCTCATCGACCTTGCGGCCGTAGGCCAATGCGTAGGACTTGGCATCGGTGCGAGCCAATTCAATCCGGCTCTTGAGCTTGCGCTGGGCAAACACATAGGACCGGGCTTCCTTGTTGCCGGCCTTGGTGCTGTAGTCAAAGACTGCCTCGGCAGCCTTCTCCTTGGCCTCCTTGATGTCGCTCAGCAGCACATCAAGCTGGCTGATGACGATGGCCTTGGGCGCCGTGGCCAAGGCCTCGGCTTCGGGGGGTTGTGCGGTGGTGGTCATTTCGGTTGGTTGAGAACGTGATGGGCGTAGACGGCAACGGCAAGCGCTGCCCACATATCCTTTTTGATTCCGTAAGTCGGGCCGGGATTCTTCTTGACACCGGCGGGGCCCAGCAGATCAATCAATGCCTGGCGAACATTGGAATCCCTGGCCCGGTTACTGCCGCATAGATGCAGCTTGATGTCCTTGCGGAAGTAGCGGGCCATCAGGTCCGCGTGGACATAGGCCTCCTCGAAGCGACCGATCCAAGTGCAGGTCTCGAAAACGTCGGCTCCCACGGGCATCCCGTAGGAGGCAATCATTTCGATTGCTACATGGGGGAAAGGGTAATCCGTGTTGCCACGTCTTAGGGTGCGGACTATCTCCTTGTTGTCCTGAATTTCGGCAGCAATGATCCTGCGCTCAGGACTCAGCCATACGACCCCGGACATCTCGGGACCGGGGTCGATGGCCATGATGTTCATGCGCCGTCCTCCAGGTTGTCGAAGAAGGTGCCTTGATGGTGCTGGGCAAAGCCCTCCAGCTCCTCGGTGAACTTGCGGGAATAGGCCACCTTTGCCTTGATGGATGTCCGGCTGGCCTGCCGGTCGAAGGTCAGCGACAAGCCCATGGTGAAGCGGCCCGCAATGCTGGTTTTCCCAGCCTCAACCAGGTGCTCCTTGAGCAGGTAGTTCGCCAGCTCCTGCGCCTTGGTCAGCTCCTTCTGTTCGAGGGCCAGCTGATCAAAGGCTGCCGTGCAATCAACACCGTTGATTTCGACGGTTGTTCCGCCCACGGATTGCTTAGGCATTGGCTCCCCCCTCGCGACGCTTGATTGCATCGACCTCCTTCCGCACTTGGCCGCGGCAGAAGCTGTAGAGCTCATCGCTGGTCGAATGTGTCTGCTCGGCGGGCACCACCGCTTGCGCCGAACATGAGATATCCACGTTTTCGTAGTTGCCTAGGTTCACCTTGGCGGAGAATGAACGCGTGATCTTGATTTCTTGGCTCACCAGGGCACCTCTTCAGTGCTGGCGGGGCCTTGAGCAGCATCGAATCCGAACGGATCCGCAGCAGCAGCAGGGGCCAGGGCGGTGGCGTCCACTCCCTCCTCGGGCGGGCCAAAAATGTTCGGATCGCAGGCCTGCATGGTGTAGGGAACGTGCTGAAGCACGCGAACCATTTGCAGCTGCGCCGTCAGTCCTTTGCCGCCATCGGGGTTGTCCCAGAGGTAAAGGGAATAAGCAATCCTGCAGACAGAACCGTTGCCGATTGCTACATCAACTGGCCACGGGTTTCCTTTGGAGTCCGTAACCAAGGGTGCGGGGAGCTCGGTGCCACGGGCGGTTTTCGTATCACGGCTGAAAGTGATCCTGACCAGACCGGTAGGGGTTTCAATGCCTTCACTGTTGACGGTTGTTTCGCGCTTCCACGGCTTTCCGTTTTGGCCGTACTTGGCGTTGCCGCCGAAGTGGTCCATGAACGCTTTGTGCAGGGAGCCAATAAACAGCTTTGATCCAGGGTCCTGTTCGGGGTCAGCTTGAAGCAGCACAATTCCGTACTGCATTTTTTCGCCCTTCTTGTTCTTGACAAGTTTGGGCTTGAGAACGTTTGCAAACAAGACCTCGCCGGCCGGGGCGACCAGCGTTTCGGATGCCATGCTCTGCAGGGGTGTAGGACTCCCGGATACTAGGGCATCCACTAGCGCTGCCGCTAGTGCCTAGCTGAACAGATACAGGTTGCCGCCGATCTCTTCGATCTCCAGCGCCCCACGCGGTGGAGGCGGCGGCAGCGCCTTAAGACCTGCGCTGCAGCGGATCTCCTCGGCGATTGCCTCCAGCCAGTCGGTGGCATAGAGGGCCCGGAACTCGTCGAGCAAAGTCTTCTGCAGCCAGCTGGCATTGGCCGGATCGGTGGCGAAACAGTCGTGGTTGGTCAGCAGCGGCGCCCTCTGCGCTCCAGCCCTGTAGGCCACGGCGTGCACCATGGCCGCATCGAAGCTATGCACCAGGTTGGCGGTGATGCTGGCGTTGGTCTTCCTGGCTGAGAGCTCCCCGTCCGGCGGGTCTTCCTCGAAGGTCACGGCTGCGAGCTTGCCGAGGAGGTGAGTGCGGATCACGCTTTTGCTGGGCGTCGGCCGCCCCACCTGCATTGGCCACCCCATTGGCGTGGTCCACCGGATCTGCTGCTGGTGGCGGCCGACCACCTGGCGGCCCACATCGCAGAGCCAGCGGCGGAGCTGCATCAGGGAAGATGTTTCGGCGGCGAGCACCATCCGCAGCCTCGATTCCAGATAGCTGCTGGGCCGGTAGATCCGGCCCGCCCAATCATCGACGGGGCCCAGCCGCTGCTGCAGCTGATCCCTGATGCCATCGGCCACGGTCCGGGAGGTGGAGCCGAACGGCGTGTGCATCACGGCGGCCTTCACCCAGCTGCGATCGATGCCGAGATTCAGCCAGCTGGCGGCCAGCTGGTGGGTCTCGGCATCCCCGCAATTCAGATCGATCTCCAGCCGTTGCCGCAGGCGCTCCACCACGGCGGAATAGAGATCGTTCGGCCCGGTGCCGCAGACATTGCAGAGCTCGGCCATCGCTCGATCCCGGAGCAGGGTGGCAATGATCCCGGCGCCGGAGCAGGTCTGGTCCAACCGGATGGGCACCCGGAGCCCTTCCTCTGGATTCGACCAGGCCCGTGCCAGCTGCAGGAACTGCCACGGCTGCTTGGCCCTGCGCCACAGGTCGGCCTTGCCGATGGGGTCCGCGGCAATGGCCTCGAGCCGCCCCAATTCCTCCATGCCCCAGCTCCATCGAGCTCCCCAGCTGCTGCGCGTCAGGCCCCAGTGCCCCGCCGCTGCCGTCAAGATCCAGTGCTCTTCGCGCAAGCCACATCCCCCAGCGCCAAACCGCAGCAGCGCCTTCTGGTGATCGGGGCCCTGGTGCGTGAGTCCACGGTTTGCGGTGAACGCCCGGCCCCGGAAGTCGAGGAAATGGGCCTGATAGATCGGCCGGCCCACCAGCGCCTCGGCTGTCTGCAGAGCCCGCTCGATCGCCAGCCGCCTGCAGCTGTTTTCTCGCAAGTCCTGGTGGTGCCGGGCCTGGTTGCGCCGCCAGGCATCCTGCACATCCGGAGGCTCGCTGGTGGGGAACTGCCCCGCATCGGGAACGGGGTCCCTCTCAACCGGGAACAGGCCGGGGATCCCCCGGTCCCAGGCCTCCCGCTGCACCCGCAGCATCCACGGGTCCAGTTCCAGCTGCTGCCGCTGGAGGATGTTGACGGCGGCCAGCTGCGGACCGATCCGGCCCGACAGGTAGCCGATAGCCGCGTGGTCCCGCGCCGCCCGGATCTGCACCACCGGGGAGGTGTTGGCCAGGTGGCCCCCTCCCACCAGCCCTTCCCAGGGGATCGGCTCGATCACCATCGGCCCCCGGTTCGGCCGAAGACTGCGGGGAGGATGGCGCCGGATGAAGTCCAGGGCCTTGGGTGAGGGCAGCACCCGCCACTGGGCGCGCCGGTTGGGCTGGTCGCTCTTGTCGAGGAGCACCAGCCCGGTCTTGCCGCGCACCACCTCGAGCAGCAGCAGTCCCACGGTCGCCCGCTCCTGCCGCGTCCAGATTGGGTTGGATCCCTCGATGGGCCGGGCGGCCGCCTTCATCACCGCCTTGCGCTTCTCCGCCGTGGTGCCCTGAAGCAATCGCTCCAGGCTGGCGGGGGCTCGCTTCTCGATCTCGCCGGCCTTCACTTCGGCATCCACGGCCAGGCCGATGGCCAGGGCCAGCCCCTGGAAGCTGACGGCATGGGAAAGGCGATCCAGGATCGTGACCAGGGCCACCGCCGCGATGCGCTGCGGACTGCCCAGGGCGGCCACCAGCGGCAGGGCCCCATACCCAGGGCCGCCCAGCTGGGGGTTATCGCCCCAGCGGTAGAGGATCGCCTCGATCTCCCGGGCCACGGGATCGGCGAACTGCTGAAACAGGGCGGTTCCGTATTCGGTACAGGACTCCCGGCGATACCGGCGGAGCACCTGCCGCATCACTTGGGCCCGCTGCTGCGCGTTGGTGGCCTCCTGCCATTCCAGTCCCTGCTGGAGGTCCCTGTCCACCTTGGTGGATTTGCTGCTTGCCGGATTCATGCTGCGGCAACAGGGCCGATCGGCAGAAAATCCACCGGGACCCTGTAGAGGTGAGTCCCCCTATCCTCGCCCCAGTCGTGGCAACTGTTCTGCAGGGTCGTAAAGGTGGGCAGCGGTTTTTAAGTCCGCTGCGTATACCATTCCGCCATGCCCCCGGTCAGTCCTAGCCTGGGTTCTCGGGCTTTTGCTTGCTGCTTCTGCTGCTTGGGAAGGCAGCAATTCGGCAGCAAAAAACGGCAGCCAGAGAACGGGTGGACGCATCCACACTACGGCCTCAGCCCAGCAGCGACAGCTGACCTGGGGCCTCCTGTGGCACAGCCGGCCTCCAGCTCGGCGGGCGGCGGAAGCGATACAAGCCATGCGTCCGGCCTCGTTTGGAATGTCGAAGGGGTCGAGTTCGTATGCGCTTTGGGTAAGCGCTACCAGCACTGCCTGCGCGGCGGGGGAGAGGGGAGGCTTCATCACCCTGCCTCCAGCGCTTCCACGCATGCCGAGAGGGCATCGGTGGAGAGGTGTAGGTAGCGCTTCACGGCAGCCAGGGAGCTCCAGCCCCCGAAGGTCATTAGCTGCACCAGGCTGATCCCCTTGCTGGCCAGCTTCGAAGCACAGGTGTGTCGGGTGGTATGGATCGTGAGGGTTTGGTCGTGCGCGAGGCCGATGTGCTCCTTGGCTCGATCGAACAGGCGCCGATAGCGGTCGTAGCTGTAGGGGAACACTCGGGCGTTCGGCACCGGCACGCCGCAGGCCATCACCGCATCGAGGGCCCGGGCGGTCAGCGGCACCGTGCGGGCCTGGCCGTTCTTGGTCTTCCAGAAGGTGGCGCGGCCTCGATCCAGGTCCAGGTCCCCCCAGCGCAGCCGCTCCACCTCTCCCCAGCGGGTGCAGGTTTCCAGCAGAAACACCAGCACCAGGGCCGCGGCGGGCTCCTCGATCGCCTGGAAGTATTCACACAGCCCGTCCCGCTCGGAATCGGACATCACGCGGTCCTTCTCGCCGCCGGGCTTCAGCTGCTTGGGCATGGCCGGCCGGGTGGTGATGCGGCCGTGCAGCTGGGCATCGCTGAACATCGCCTTGAGGGCGGAGAGCTTCCGGTTGATGGTGGCCGGCCGGTTGCCCTGGCTTCGCAGCTTGGCGCGCCACTGCTCCACCGCCGGGGCGTTGATCGATTCGAGCGGTGTTGAGGGCCCGAAGAACTCCACCGCCGCAGCGCTGTAGATGGCAGCCGTTCGCTCGTAGGCCATGCCAGCCCAGCGCACCTGTAGCGATAGCTGCCGGGCTTGGGCAATGGTGAAACCCCGGGCGTTCACCACTGGCTCGGCCATCAGATGGTCCCTCAACTCGCGGCGCTTCTTCTCGGCCTCAGCCTTGGTGCGGCCGCTGGCTTGCCGGCGCTTGCCGTCGATCGTGACGTCAGCAATCCAGCGGGTCTGGCCGCTGGCATCAATTCGTTTTCGGACTGCTCCGGTCATGGCGTGGTGTGGGAAGGTGGTTCAAAGGCTTTTGATCTGGCGGAGGAGGGCCCGTCCCCGGGTTGACAGGGAAACCAGGAAGCGCCGCCGCTCCTCGGGGTCCTTTTCGACCTTGAGCAGGCGAAGCCCTTCTCGCCCGGTCCTGTGGACATCAGATAGCGCATTTACCGTCCGAGATACAGAGGCATTCGATAGTCCTAGTTGCCGCTCAATTTCGTCGTAAAGACATGGCTCTGACTGCGCAGCTACTAAAAAGACCTGTACGTGGTGGAGGGGGAGCGCGGTGGGCTCCAGAACTGAGAAAGCGGCCAGAGCGGCAGCAAGTCGATCCAAATCCATGGGCTAGTGGGGACACTAGAGTGAACACTAGTGCACCCCTGTAGCCCGATCCTGGAACCGTTACGGGAACGCAGCAGCCACGCTGCAAAGTGAAAAGGGCCCTTACGGGTGGGGGCTTCGATTGAAAGAATCAGGATCCTGGTTTCCATGTTTATGCCTGTTTTGCATGGGTGCATTTATTATTCCCCCCCCCCCCTTAGGAGATCTTCAGCTTCCGGGGTCAGGGTCAGGAGGTAGCCGCGCCGGTGCGGGTGGCGCCTTGTTTTGATCAGCTGGAACGGCGCCGGCACCCATCTGCCTGCCGCCATCCGATCCCGGCCCCGCAGGGCCGAAAGGATCCGGTTGGTGCTGGCCACGGCCTGGGGGCGCCCCGGCTGGCCCATGGCCACCCCCAGGTCCGTGGTGTTGTCCACTCCGGCGGCGACCCATAGCAACGCCTCCACGGTGGCGATCGTGACGCGACCGCACCCGGCGGTCTCAATGGCGGACATCCTCAGCCGATGCAGGATTTCGGCCTGTTGCTGGTGGTGATTCATGCCCCCGGGTTCCGTTCGTTGCGGAAGACCACGACGTGATACCGGACGGGCGGCCGGCGACTGGGCCGTAACCGGCCTCGAATCTTCCGGCGTTTCTGTCGCTGCTGGTGCTGGAAGGCCAGCAGCAGCACGGGGACCAGGGTGAAGGCCGCGGCGATGGCCACGGCTGCAGCGGTGGAGTTCATCGGTCGACCTCGATGCCGTAAACGATGCTGTAAAGGGCAACAAGGGCCCCCTGCTCCAGATCCAGCCGCTCCTGGGTGCGGAACCAATCATCGTTACCAGGGGGCAGCAACCGCACCTGCTTGGCTAATAGTTCCTTGAGGGCCTGGACCTGTGGCGCGAGTGCCGCGGCGGCCACTCGTGCCTGCGCTCGATTGAGGCTCATTTTGTTTCTGGGGTGAGGTTGAACAGGGGACCCAGCTGGCTGCCATTGGAGAACGGCAGCCAGCCTTGGGCGGGCTTCTCGGTGCGCTGCACCGTTGGAGACCACTCTCGTGGTTCTGCTCCGTCGATCGGCATTGAGTTTTGCCTGTATCGGTGTTTCATCGGTCGAATTGGCAGGCGGTGGGATGGGTTGCCGGGTTTTGCGACGCCCGGCGGGAGGCGATCAGGGGCCAGGCCACGCACCAGGGGGCCGCGTGGCAGTGCTTGGCATTGGTGGCGACTGGGGCCCCCACAAGCCGATCAGCAGAGCCAGCAGCGCAACCACAAGGCGTGTCGTGGGAAGGCGTCGCATGGTTCAGGCCTCCCCTGCATCAGCGGCCGGGGCTTCCGGTGCGATCAGATCGGCCGCCTGCCTGGCCTGGCTCAGCACCTGAAACAGGGTGCGCGGCCCCTCCTGCAACACCTCGACCCAGTTCGCCAGATAGGCGGCATGGTTCTCAAACTCGCTGCCGATCTCCAGCCGCCGGCACAGCAGCACGGCGCCAAGCTCGGCCACCAGCTCCTCTCGGGCGTAAGCCTTGCTGCCGAAGGTGCCGCCCATCGGCCGCGCCAGCCGGTCAGCGTGGCCGGTGCTGTGGATCTGCTCGTGGGCCCACGTTGCAGCGAACGCCTCGCGGGACTCGAAGGCCTCGGGGTTGGGCATGCTGATGCGATCCAAACCGGGCAGGTAGCAGTGCTGCGCCCCGCCGTAGGCGGTCTGCACCTCCCAGGCCTCGAGGACGGCTTCGGCAGCCTCCAGCCGGGCCGCGGGCTCCTTGGGTTTGGTCTGGCCGATGGCCGCGGCGATCCGCTCGGCCAGTGCCGCGGCGGTCTCGCCGGTGGCGCCCACCAGGTCGGCGGCATTGAACACCGGGACCACCTTGTAGGAGGTCCAGGCCTTCAGCACGGTTTCAGCGTTGCCGGTGTCGGGGTTGATGCCCTCCTCCTCGCGCTTGTTGAGCTGTGGCCGCAGGATCCGGGCGGCGGTGCAGCCCTTGCCGGGATACCAGCCCTCAGCCTTGGCCTGCGCACCACCCAGCCATAGGGGCAGGCTGTGGCCACGCATCAGGCCTCCCAGCTCCAGCAGCAGGGGATTCCCCCCGCGGTATTCGGCGCCGGTCATAAGGTTGCGATGGTGGCCGGCCTCTCCCTGGAACGGGCGGCGCCATGGTGCGGTTCCCTGCTCCAGCAGGGCCACCAGATCAGCGCACAGCTTCTCCTCTGGCTTGGGCCCGTCGTAGGCCTTTCTGCCCTTGGTGCGGGGCTTTGTTGGTGTCGTTGTCATTGGTGGTAGGTGGTAGGTGGTAGGTGTGCTGCCAGAGGGCAGCAGGGAAGCCCCGCGGGGCCTCCGTGCTGTTTTCGGGGGTCAAGCCCCCAGCGCGTAGCGAATGGCATCGACAGCGCGGCCCCGGCGCCGGCTTGCCGTCATGGGCGAGGTGCCGAGGATGGCCGCGGCCTCGCGGATGCTCCGCCCCTCCAGAACCAGCAGGCGCAGCGCTGCAGCATCGGCAGCCGGCAAGCGCTCCACCATCTGCGCCACTTCAGCGGCCAGAGCGTCGCGGGGAGCGTCCTCCTCCGGCTTCGGGGCCTCCAGCAGGTCAAGGAAGGAAGGCCCTCCCTCCACCGTTGGGGCGTCTAGGGAGGCGTGGCCCAGGGGCCAGCCGCCGGCCTCATGGGCACGGCGGGACACGCGAACCAGCCGGACGCGATCCCGGACGTAATGGCGGAGCGCTCCGGCGATGGAGCACCGAAGGAAGTGGGGCGGATCGGTTTCAGGGGCAACGCGGGCGGCGGCTTGCACCAGGGCAAAGCGCGCCTCCTGCTGCAGGTCCTCGAGCTCGGCCAGGCCTCGCAGCCGGCGGGCGGCGGAGCGGGCCAGGGCATCGGCCTCGGGCAGGTAACGGCGCACGAGGCGGTCACGGGTCGCCATGGCGGCGGCCTGGGTAGTGGTGTCCACGGTGGTAGGTGGGTAGGTGGTGGGCAGGCCTCAGGCCAGGGTTAGGGCGGTCAGCAGATCGGCGCGGCGGCCGCTGCGAGCCAGCGCACGGAAACCAGCGGCCCGGGCCAGTTGACGCAGCTGCACCACGGTCAGCGCGGCCGCAGGCGTCGCCACTGCAACGGGCGGGCCGGCGACATGAATCCGGTCCGAGACCATGGGCGCCACTGATGCCACGGCTGCCGGTGCTGCCGGTGCTGGCCTGTAGCCGGCCACGGTCAGGACCAGGGCGACGCATGGCACGGCAACGGCGCGAACCAGGCGGACGACGGCAACGACGGCGACAGCGCCGGCCTCGATGGGGTGAGTCTTCATTGGGTGGTAGTGCGGTGGGTGGTGCCAGGCTCCGCAGTCCTCAGCGGTTCCCCCTGGCTTCCGAAGGATACACAGATGGAATGGTCGGCGGGAGGGGCATTGTCTCTTCTGCCGAAAGTCTTAACATTTCGGGTGTTGACGGCTGGGCCCTGCCGGGTGGCGGTGCTGACCTGCCGCCGGCAGCGGATGCTCAATCCGCCGAGGCCCCCTGCGGCGCGGTCAGCCTGCCCGGCCTGCTGCCGATGGCCCAGCGGCGGCAGCCTGCTGGGATGGATCGGCACCCCCCGCAGGGGGGGGATTGGGGCGCCCAGCGCTGGGGGCCCCCCCGACCAAATGCGCCATATTTTTCGGGCTGTCCTGGGTGCGTTGGTCCACAGGGCTGCAGCGGTTGCAGTGGATCCGGTTGTCGGTGGGATGGTGTCTCGTACGGCTTCGCCCCACAGCGCCCCTGAGATGGTGTCTCGTACGGCTTCGCCCCACAGCGCCCCTGAGATGGTGTCTCGTACGGCTTCGCCCCACAGCGCCCCTGAACAGCCCGCCTCGCCGGCGGGGCATCCCAGCTGCGCTTCGCTCCGCCGGGATTCACACGATGGAAGGAGGGATGAGTGCGTTCGAGGGGGGGGAGGGGAGCCGTGGGACCCGGGAGCAATGGCTGCTATGGGGTCACTAGAGAGATCATCAGATCAATTACCAAACGGGCCTGTTGTGGGCGGGTGTTTCGGGGGTAGCTTTATAGGCGCCGCTATAGGCACAAAACGACAACCCTCTCCACGACTGGGCTGCGAAACCAGAAGTGGATGCAAACGGGCTGTCTGACCGCCCCAAACGCGATCAACGAATGGACTCTAGGCATTTCATCAAGATGTACCTGCCGGACACCAGCGCCATGGAGGACCGGCTGCTGCTGCTGGTGCGGCAGAAGAAGCTGCAGCCCCGCGACCTGGTGGTGGTGCGAGCTCTGCAGATGTGCATGTGCAGGGCCGCCGGGCGGGACCAGGGCCGGATCAAGGCCAGCGTCGAGCACCTGGCGGAGTTGACGGGCACCAAGCCCCCGAACGTCCACACGTCGATGACCCGGTTGCGGAAGGGGTACCTGCTGGTGCGCTGCCGGAACCGCCGCAGCGGCGAGGTGTTCTACTTGCTGGATCCGCACCTATGGGCGATCGGGAGGGCTCAGAAAGAGGGGCACCTGTGGGCCCAGTTCAAGGAAGCCTTCGAACGTGGCGGCGATGTGGAGGACTGAGGACGACGGCGTTAGATTTCGCTCGACGCTGCGATCCACCCGTGTACCTGAGCAATGTTGAGAAGGAGGTCCTGCAACTGACCGGCTACGGCGATGTCCCGCCGTGGGCCGTGCAGCAAGGGCTGGAGCAGGCGCTGGCGCGTGGCACCTATGTGCCCGGGGAGGAGGCGTTGCGGATGCGGCTGGAGGAGCAGCTGGACCTGGAAGAGCGGCTAGCGACGGCCGGGGGGAAGACCACGGAGCAGCAGGCCGAGGAGGCCGACGACGAGGATTCCGCCAGCGACCTCCAGCAAGGGCTCCTTGAAGGCCTCAACACAACCGATGACAATGCGGAAGACATGGAAGCCCAGGAAGTCACCAGCGACGACCAGGAGGCGCCAGGAGGCCCCTCGGCCGACGGATGGCGATCTCCGCTGGAGATCGTGCAAGAAGGCGCCTTGGAGCAGGAGCTGGGCCACCCTGACGAAGAAGCTGCCGAGCCGGCCCCCGCGGATCCGCAGATCGAACACCGCGATTTCTCCAGCTTCACCAAGAGCCAGCTGGTCAGCTTCGCCGCGGATCAGTTCGGGGTGAAGCTGAAGCGAACGGTTTCCAGGGACGAGCTGATCGCCACGGTGCAGGGGCTTGTGGATGAAGCCAACGAGGAGGTCGTATGATGCCCCTGTCGGCCGGGTGTGGTAGCCCTTCCGGTAGGTGCAGGAAATCCCCGTCCGGGCTTGCCTTGGCGGGGGTTTCCCCTTGATCCCTGACTGGGAACCACTGCCAGAGGAGCTGTGGCCGGTCGAGCTGTTTGCTGCCTACATCCTGCAGGAGCTGGGCCTGGCCGACGAGCCGACCAAGCAGCAGCTGGGCATCCTCGAATGGGGAAACGCAGGCCCCCAGCATCAGATCACCGTGGGTTTTCGGGGGGTGGCAAAGTCCACGATGGCTGCCATCGATGCGATGCATCGGTTGCGGATCGATCCCTTCAACGAGCGGGTGCTGATCGTCTCCAACACCGACGAGAAGGGGGCAGAGATCACCGGGCAGATGTTGGCCTGGACTCAGACCATCGACATCCTGAGGTGCCTGCAGCCGCGGCCCGATGGCCTCAAGGCCGCCGGTGCGTTCAACGTGGCGCCCGCCCGGATCGGGGCGGAGCAGGCGCCTTCTGTGCGGGCCTCGGGGATCCTGGCGTCGGCTTTGACCGGGAAGCGGGCCACCTTCATCGTGCCCGACGACATCGAGACCCTGAACAACTCGATCACGCCGCTGAAGGTCGAGCGGTTGTTCCACGCGATCAGCGAGCTCGAAAGCATCATCAAGCCGGCGGACCGTGACTGGGATCCCAGCAACCCCCCCAGCTTCGGCATGGCCGACCAGGTGCGGCAGGTGTTCCCGCGGAGGATCAGCTACAAGGGCACCCCCCACCTTGAAACCTCGCTGTACTGGCGGCTTGTGCGCGAGCGGGGCTATGCGATCCGGTTCTGGCCGGCGCGGTATCCAGATCCCAGCAAGCCGGAGGAGTGGGAGGCCTACGAAGGACACCTTGATCCACTGATTGCCTCGGAGGTGCAGGCCCACCCGGAGCTTGCGGGGGCGCCCACCGATCCAGAGCGCTTCGACCACGAGGAGCTGCTGGGTCGCCAGAGCCGGCTGAGCCGCCAGAACTGGCAGCTGCAGTGGATGCTGAACACCAGGATCAGCACGGCCGACCGTTACCCGATCCGCCTCGGCGACCTGGTGGTGCTGGCGCTGGATGGGAAGGCCCTGCCGGAGCTGGTGGTGTGGTCCGACGACACCGAACTGCGCCACAGCGATCTGGTGTGCGTTGGGATGGGCGCCGATCGGCACTACCACAAGCCGAAGGTGCTCGGCAGCTGGCTACCGCGAGCGGAGAAGTGGAACGCCGGCCTGTTCATCGACCCTTCCGGCCGCGGCAAAGACGAACTGGCCTGGACCGTGCTGGCGGAGTTGAACGGCAACGTCTTCCAGCTCGAAGAGGGCGGCACCAGTGGCGGCTATGGGGAGGATGTGCTGATGCTGCTGGCCCAGCGCGCCAAGCACTGGCAGGTCGTCACCGTGAAGGCCGAGTCGAACTTCGGCGACGGCATGTTTGCGGCCTTGCTGCAGCCGGTGATGACCAGGATCCACCGGATCGCGGTTGAAGAGGAGCGGGTCAGCCAGCAGAAGGAGCGGCGGATCGTGGACATCTTGGCGCCGTTGATCCAGCAGCACCGGCTGATCGTGGCCAAGCAGGTGCTGCAGCGCAGCTATGCCGAGGCTGAGCAGGACGCGGAGCACGGCCACCTGAGATCGCTTCCTTACCAGCTGTCACGCATCACGACGGAGAAAGGCAGCCTGGAGTGGGACGACCGCGTGGACGTGCTTTCGTTTGGCGTGAAGCACTTTCTGGACCTGCTGGCGAAGGACCAGGAAAAGGAGCAGCAGCGACGGGTGGAGGAAGAGGAGGACGCCCTGCTGGAGCTGTTCTTGAGCGATGACGCGAGCGCCATCGACACCCTGGTGCTGGGTGGCCGGCGGCCGGCGCAGCGGGGGCCCCAGGGCGGCGTCACCCGGGAGCCGCGGCCGGTGGCAGCGACAAGGCACTAAGCCGCCCCCTCCACCGGAGGGGTGGGCAGCGCCACCAGGCGGCGCTTTTCCTTGATGCGGCTGCTGTCGATGTTGCTGCTGATCTTTGCCTTGAGCTTTTCCCTCTGCGAATCACCGATTGAGGAGGTGATTCCGTTGTGCTTGAGCACCGCCAGGGCCAGGCGCTTGTCCTCGTCGGTCGGCACTCTCACACTGCCGTCTTTGAGAACACGGACATCAAGGGCCTCGTCGATCTCTTTCAGCAGCTTGGCCTGGATCGACTCCAGTTGTTCTTGGTGGTCGGCCACGTTTGCATGGATGCAGACTTCTTGCCCAATCATGCCTTCCCTCGTCGGACCAACCAAGACGCCGCACCAGTTCGGTTTCAAGCCGGGTGACTTCCACCTGGTGATCAATGACGATGCGGAGACGCTGAAGGCCTTCGATTTCTACGGCAAAAAGCTGTTCACCATCCCCTGTCTGGCGCGGGGGCAGGGCAACGATGACGAGTGGCAGTCGCCCAACACCGACACCCCGCCAGGCCTCTACAAGGTGGGCAGCGTCTGGCGCGATTACGAGCGGCTGGGCGATTTACCGAAGGCCGTCCCTCCCGATCTGCTGCCCTACGGCTGGTTCACGCTCGATCTTGAGGAGCTGGAAGCCCAGGAGCGCCGTTACGGGCGTGCTGGCATCGCCATTCACGGCGGCGGTTCGGCGTTGGGACAGTGGGGCTGCTGGCAACCGCGGCAGCCCTTGCTGGCAACCCATGGCTGCGTTCGGGTTCACAACGCCGACCTGCGGGACCTCATCGCGCCCCTGCTGGCCAAGGGCACGGTGTTTGCGTCGGTCTACCAGGAAGGCGCTTAGCTCATTGCCTCCTGCGCCACCACATCCACACCAACGTCGGCAGATGTTGCGGCGGGTGTTGTAACGGCAATGGTGATGATGTCGGGCTGATTGCCTTTGATGTTCGTGTAAAGCGCAAACTGGTTGCTGAGGTCAAGACCAAGCAATCCAGATCCACCCGCTGGGGCGGTGAAGCGGTTGACGACTTCACCGCCACTCATGGCGGTGGCAGAAACGTCACGCTCAGCAAGTGAATTGGGTGACCCAAGGCCAGCCAATGCGGCAAAGCCGCTTCCAGTCAGAACAATTGGATTGGTGGTCTGAGATTGGATGACCTCGATCTGGCACAAGGCCGAAGCGTTCAGCAGCAAGCCACGCGGCAGGATCTGGCCACGGTTGATTAGTCCAATCGTGTAATTCTGGCCAGCCACCGGCGCCGCTGTCATCGCTCCGCCAGTAACAATGTCAGCAATCGTCAGCGTACTTGTGGTGTTGCTGGTGATTCTTGCCGTGTAAGTGACTCCACCATTCACGTAGGCCACGTATCGGCCCGCCCACTGGTTGGCGGTCCAAGGAGTTCCCGTGGCGGTCAAGCTGGTGGTGGTTCCGGCCGTGATGGCAGAGGAGGCCTGGGTGTACTCAAGGGTTCCCATTACTCTGTTGCGGAAACTCATCAATGGGTAGCGCACTGAGTTGGCAGGAACCGTGCGACGTGGCGTCTGGGGCGCCATGCCATAGCCGTAGGTGAATCCTCGCTGGTCATCTTGGCCGCCCTCAGTAATAACTGAAACGCCCCAATGAACCATATCTGTAATAGAGCCAACTGCAGTGACGTTTCGGACCTCATAACGCACCGGCAAGTTGCCTGTGCGGCACCATGGGGTTACGTTTGACGGCAGACTGCCTGGGCTGTGTTCGTGCACAATCAAGTCAATGCCGTTGATTGTAATGCCAAACCTTACCGAACCACCGCCATACCAAGCATATTCGACAAAAAACATCAAAAGGTTGTTCCAGTTGATCCCCGCAATTCGCGCAGCATCGCCGCTCCATGACGTTAGAGGGATCCTTGTTTCATTGATAGAACCATTAACATCTGAGCGAATCACTGCTGCCATGCCGTAAGGATTTGTGCCTACAGCGTTTGCAGAAGTCATCACTCTATTGGCAGTTCCGGTAATGCTTACTGCTGCCAGCTGTCGGATTTCGTTAGACCAGCAGACGCTGGCCCAGCTGTTATCGGCCGCTGACAGCCTTGCTTGCCAGTTAATTCCATCAGGGCTTGTCATCGCCCGATTGCCGACGCCAGTGGCAGAAACGGAAACGAACAGGCCAAGGGCTTGGGCCCAGCAAGCTGAAGCCCAATCGTTGTCGGCTGCAGAGGTGCGGATCGTCCAGCTGATGCCGTCGGGACTGGTTTGGACCCGGTTGCCGGTGCCGCTGTTGGCCACGGCGACGAAAAGGCCAAGAGGGTAGCCCCAGGTCACGGCGGTACAGTTGTTGTCGGCCGCAGAAGTGCGGACCGTCCAGCCGATGCCGTTGGCGCTGGTCATCACCCTGTTGCCGGTGCCGGAACTCGCCACGGCAACAAGCAGACGCAGCTCAGGGGACCAGGCGATCGACTGCCAGTTGTTGTCGGCCGCAGAGGTTCGAGCCGTCCAGCCGATGCCGTCGGCGCTGGTTTGGACCCGGTTGCCGGTGCCGCTGTCTGCGACGGCTACAAACAAGTGAAGCTCGGTCGCATAGCAAATGCTTCACCACTGGTTATCGACTGCCGATACCCTTGCCGACCATGCGTTCGTTATGGACCCGTTCTGTTCGATAAATGCCCCGTTGGCATCGTCAAAAAAGCCAAATCGCTGAATCTGCCCAGGGAGCGCAGCGCCAAAAGCGACCGCACCAGTGCATCGCTGGTCCTTGCCAGGCTGATAGCGGTGGTAGGGGCGTGACTGCCGAATGGCAATGTCACCAGCTGCCAATCCTGCCCGCATTCTCACCCCACCCAGCTGCGGCTGGTGAGTGATGGTGGCGCCGCCGACCGCCAGGCTTTCCCACCTGGCTGGCTGTGGGCCGTACTCAAAGTCTGCGTCGTATGAGCTCTGGTGCCAAGTTGTTTTCAGCCGCCCAAAGACATCAAGGTGATGGGGGTCGAAAGTGACAGGGGAGCCCATGTGTGCGCGACAAACTGCCCCTATGCTACGGGAGTGGAGAGCAATCGGCCAAGAGTCAGCTTTTGGCCAGCTTGGTGATGATGCCAGCCAATATCTCCAGCGCACGGTAGCCCTTCACCAGTGCTCGATCAAAAGTGTCGAGGGCCGCGTCGTCCTTGGGCGTGGGGGTGAGGTTCACGATCACCACGGCAACGGCATGCGCTGCAGCGCCTGCCATCACCCAATGCTCAAGGCTGTGGTCGGAAATCATGATTCTTGCCTCCCTTCCAATGCTGAAATGCGAGTTTCGTGGTTGTTGCAGCGATCCCACAGGCGATCGATGGAGGCGTCAAGGCGCCCCATGGTTTTGTCCAGGTGATTGATGCTCTGCGTCAACAGGGCCAGCGCCGTGGCCTGCTGCGTGTCTGCGCTTGATCGAGCATGCACCCATCGGTCCAGCTTGCCGAGCATCCAGCCGGCCCCAAGGACCGCCATGCCGCTGATGGGCTCGGGGAGTGGCATGGTGGCCTGATGTGCGATGCGGCAATTCTACAGGGGTGGAACATGGCCGCAAGTTGTCAGGGGCCAGCCGCGATCAGGGAATGGCAAACGTAGAGTCAAGGTTGGCGGATTTAATGTAGCCGCGCAAAAGGGCTTTTTGGCTTTCGCTGATAACAGAAGGCTGTAAAATGTTAAAAATACAAGCCTGAAGGGCTGGCACGTTTGGCCTTCCGGCTTTTGCGTCGCCGATGGCTGCAATGAACTCGACACACGCAAGTGTTAGAGGCAGTGAGTTTACTGCTGCCGCCCTGATCAGTTGATAGACGCTGCTACCAAGGATGCTGTCGTATAGGAGCTGGTAGTCAGGCTGCGGGGGGGGTGTGGGGTCCGCAGGTCGCGGCGTGTTGCCAGCATTAAGCCAGGCTTGATACTTTTGCCATTCGGGGGTACCGTTATTTCTGTCAGGAAGAAACATAACACTGCCGTTTTCAAGAGGCAGCCTGATTGTATTGCTGGTGGTGAGTTGATACATGGTTGGTTAAAAGCGGGCTGAGGCGGTCCAGGCTGAAGTATAAAAACCATTACCCGGAGCTGTCAATGTTCCTTCCATAATCATTGCATCTGAGTTTACTCCGCTGATGCTTGCCGTGGCAACGTTGTATGGACTACTGTTGGCCTGCGTCATTGTGGGGGTGGTTCGCATGGAAACCTTTAGGGGTACATGCAGCGAATAGGCCCAGCCAGTTGTCCCATATACATTAAAACTGGAAGTGCCTCGCTGATAGTACCTCTGACACCGCATCAACGTAAACTCAAGAGGCGGCCGCTCAAACGGAGTCGCGGCAGCCCCGATCTCGATTTGTACCTGGGCAATATCAAAGGTGCCGGATTGCTGTCCGAGGCTGCCATTGCGGGCGTTATAGGTGGAACCACCGTCAAACCAAATGTTCAAGACAATATAATCATCGTTATTGGTGCCCAATACTTTGCCACTAATCGAAGGCACTGTTGCAGTGACAACCACCTTTTGCCAGCTAGTGCCAATGGATACTTTGGTGGTGCCAATGCCACTTACTTCTGCGCTAAATGATCCACCTGTGCCGAAAAACTGTGCCAGCTCCACGGCAATGCTGCGGGCAGCATCGGCCTTAGCCCAAAAGCTGACCGTTACCTGTTGACCTGCGAAGGTGCGGACATCTTCAATGCGCTGCGCCATTACCGAATAATTGCCTGCCCCGACAACCGAGCTGACGACCGTGCGGCAGAAGAACTCCGGCTCGCCCGGCACATCAGCCTGTCCCAGTGTGAATGCCTGACGCGTAACAGTGTGGGTACTGCCGGCACGGTTGGCACACCACTGGTCCGCTGCATAGCCGTTACCTGTAAAGGTGGTCCCGTCCTGCCAGACGTCGAAGTTGCCGTTAATGATGCGGTTGCGGAGGCCAGTATTAGTGAGGTAGCGGCCATCGGGATCCACCGGGAAATAGTCCACCCAGTTCCAGGATGCGGCGGTAGGGGTGCCATAGATGAGCCTGGCCTTCACATCCGTGCCACCGACAAAGCCGGCGGGCTTGCCTGACAGCGGGCTAAACGATCCCAGACCGGCGGTGTTGATGATCTCGATCCGCTGGCTTGCTGTCGGCGATGCCGGGATATTCGCCACAGCAGCGATGGGCTGATACGGCAGCGCTGCTGCCACGGCGGCAAGAGCAGCATTTGCCGCCGCTGCCGCCGTCGTTGCCGTGGTCACCGCAGATGCCGTGATGTCAGCCTGCTCCTGGATCACGTAGAGCGATTGCAGGTCGGCCGTGTTGAGGTCGGCCTGCGTGGGAGGGGAGCCTGGAGCCCAGACCACCAGCTGCGAGCCGTTTGGCGTCTTGCGGATGACTGTGAGCGTTGCCCCTACGGCCGGCGCAACGGTGGTTTGGATCTGGGTGTTGGAGAGCCAAGAGAATCCGGCGCCTTCCGCCAGTTCTGTCCCTGTCCCCGCGGCAGCGTCGTAGCCCAAATAAACCTTGACGTGGGCTCGCAGGATGAAAGGGAAGCCGACCGAAAACAGGCGATTCGTGCCGTTGCCCGGGGTCTGGGTGTAGGCGTAGGCCAAGGCAAACTCTGCAGCCGTGTATCACCCCATTGTGGGGCCGCCGCCGCCGGCTACAAGGTCACTGGGAGCCGGGCACCAGGGCCCTGGTGACGGCGCGAAACTCGTTGTTGGCCTCTGGGATGTTGTTGGCGTATTGCTGCGCGGCCAGGCCCTGCCACTCCTTCGCCCAGGGGGTGTCGCTGGCCTGCAGCTGCCCGGTGGCGCGAAGGTCGTAGTAGGTGCTGATCTCCCGGATCACCCATGGCCCCGGCATCTGCTGGCGTGCTGCCGGCGGCCGGTCCTTCACCTCGCGGTTCGAGGAGGTGGCCGGATCGGCCTGCAGCGCCCGGTACTCGGGCGAGCGGAAGAGCCAGTTGTAGGCCTCGTAGATGGTGCGGCCCTTGATCGCCTGCGCCACCAGGTTGTGCAGCGGCGTTTCGAGCATGCCCTGATCCTTCGCCGCGACCTTCTCGCCGTTGTCCCGCTTCAGTACTTGGGCGCGGATCGTCATGATGCTGAACTCTCCCGATCGGCCATGGAGGTCGTTGAGCAGGTCGTAGTCGCTGCCGCCCTTGGTGCTGTAGCGGTAGCGGTTCCACTCCTTTTGGGCTTCTGGAGCCAAGGGGACGCCGTTGAGGCGGCCGGTCAGCAGCGGCGGCGGGGGGTCAAGGAGGTCTTGCCTTGCCAGCTCCTGATGCACCGGGCTGGTGTAGTAACCGGGCATCCCGATCGGGTGGTCCTCCTGTCGCATCCCATCGGACAGGTGAATGTCGCAGCCCAGGTGGTCCTTGTCCCGATAGGCCACGCCAGCCACGCGGCCCAGGGCCGGCTGCAGGGTGACCAGCAGGTTGCGCAGTCCGTCCTCGGTGTAGCGGATTCCCTCGGGCAGGTTGCGCATCAGGTCGCGGTCGGCCGCGGTGATCTCGGGGTAGCGGTAGAAGTCCTTGCCGCCACTTTCGCCAATGCGCTCAGCGGTGCGGACCAGTCCCCCGACGGGGTTCCCCTGGCTTGATGCCACCCAGCCGAGGAACCGCTTCCATTTCGATTCGTCGTTGCTCTGCAGCACCTGCAGGAACTGCTGCAGGAACTGCAGGGGGGTGGCCCTCACGATGGCGCCGGTCATCACCTGACCAATCCCAGAAGCGATCGTCGCCTTGTCGTAATGGCTGGCGCCGGCCGCATCCGCCGCATCGTGCAAGTCCTTCCACAGCATCAGCGTGTTCAGCAGCGGCACCTGGCCCAACGGGATCGGGAGGCCGAAGACAGTGTTGGGGACGTTCCCTTGAGCCAGCCATTCCCGCCGCTGCTTGGGGTCCTGCGGGCCGTTGCCGGTGAGCTTCGCCCACGGGTTATCGAGCGCCAGGAAACCGGCTCCCAGGAAGGCTTGCAGCACCCAGGCGCTTTCCACTTGGGCGATCTGCGCCGCAGTGGGGCTGGCGCCGTGCAGGTGCTGAGTCAACAGCTTGGCCGTCTTGAGCCCCGCTCCCAACGGGCCCATGGCCGTGTCCAGCAAGAAGGCAATGCTGTTGGTGGGGACTCGGGGAAACGGGAACGCGGTGGAGTCCATGATCCAGCTGGCCTTCTGTGCTCGTTTCTGGATGTCGTAGAGAGCGCCGGCCACGCCCTCCGGGTCGTTTTGCATCCGCATCGCCTGGGCATAGTCCCAGGCCCCCTGCTGCATGTCGTTGGCTATAACGGGGGTGCCGGGAATCCACCTCTGCGCCATGTAGGCCCGCAGGTCTTCGTCGCTGGCCAGGTCCTTGGTGATGCTGTGCTTGCGGCGGAAGTCGATCAGGTTCTGCTCGCTCGGGATCTCCTGATAGATCGCGTCCTCGAGCCGCTTGTCCACGTAGGCCTTCAGCCTGGCCTGATCGGTCACGCCGGTCTGCGCATCCACCAGGCCCAGCTGGATGCCGTTGCGCTTGGCATCCAGCAGCAGATCGTTGTGGAGCTTGAACCGGTACATCCGGGCCCCCACCACGTTGTCATCCACCGACAGCATCCTGAAACCAGGTGTCACCGGGAAGTTGGTGACGCCGGGGAGCTTCTCGGCCAGTGATTTCTGGGTCAGCTTCCAGGCCACATGGAGCTTGTCGCGGATGTCGCGGATGAGCCCTTCGTCCCCGAACGGGTTCTTGTCGGCACTGGCCCACAGCCGGGGATCCCAGTTGATCGGCTTTTGCAGCACCTCCCGCGCCTGCTGCAGCTCGTGCTCTGGCGAGAGCGGCCGGCCGTGCATGTCCACGTCGTTGGCAAACGGCGTATTCCCATCCAGGAACCGCTCCCAGTAGAGCTCCCTGAAGCCCAGCCGCATGGCCTTCTGTGTGGTCCAGAACGTCTCCCATGCGATCTGGTAGCCCTCCAGTCGATCGTGCCAGGCAGTGCGGAACACCTTGGTGCCGAATGGGGCCATCAGCGGCCCGTTCTCCGCTGCCACCTTGGCCAGGCCATGGATCTCCATCACCCGGTTGGGAATGGCGCTGCTGAAGATCGGCGTGAAACCGTTGAACAGCCAGGTGTCCTTCACGTAGCCCAGATCACGGCGGGCAGCCGGCGATGTCCACTTCTCGTCAAGCATGCCGAGGGGGTCCATCCCGGCAATCTGGATGTCGAGCTCCAGCTGCTTCAGTCCTTCCACGCCATCGGGGCCTCGATCCACCAGGCTGACCACTTTCCCGAAGATCGAGTCGTCGCTGTAGTCGGCGATCTCCTGTTTGGTGGGGATCGGGTTCTCCTCGGTGCCAGGGCGGACGATCAGGTCTTGCTCAGGGATCCGCAGCTGATCGGCGAAGTCCCCCGGGACCTTCTTGATGCTTTGCAGTGCCTGGCCCAGTCGGCGGCGGTTCAGGGCCCAGTTGCGCTGGCCCAGCAGCGCCTTCTCGTAGCTGGTGGCGAACTTGCGGCCCAGCTCCACCGGTGCCGGCACCCCGGCCTCTTCCATGAAGGCCCGGATCGAGCGGATGTCGGCCAGCATGTTCTGCATGGTGAGGTCCGCGATCACCCGGTTGCGGGTGGTGGCCTCCAGGATGTTCTGCACTGACAGCATGTTCTGGGCGGCGAACTGCACCAGCTCGTCGTAATCGAGGCCAGCAGCAGGGAAGGCCGCCGAGGCCATGTCCGCGAACTGCTCGGGGCTCACAGCCGATGTGACAAAGACGTGGTCGCCGGGGGCCTTGGTGGCCCAGTCGCCCAGCAGCACCTCAGCCGCGGCGCCCATCTCTTCGGCGGGCAACTGATCAAACCAGTCCGCCAGCTGCGCGAAGTTCTGAAAGCGCCCATCGGCCCCCATCGGCGTCTCGCGCTCCCCCAGCGATCGGCGCACCAGCTGCCGAATCGAGTCGGAATCCATCGCCCCCAGGAAGCGCCGCAGCACCTGCGTGGCCGGGTCGCCGGTTTGCTCGTTCGACAGGGCCCTGGACACCCGCTCGGTGTGATCCAGATCGGCCCGTTGCTTGGCCAGCCGTTGCTTCAGCTCGGCAATCTGCCGGAGCAGGTCGTCGCAGTTGCTCATGTGCCGCAGCCTCCTTCGTTGAGTTTCTGTTGCAGGCCATCGATCTGGGTCTTGGTGCCCTCGATCTGGCGCTGCTGTTCTGGCAGCGGCAACCGGGGGCTTCCTGCGGCGAAGTCCTGCACCGGCACCACCACGGTTTCACCCGAAGTATCCCGCGTAACAGCCTTCACCGCCGCCTTCACGGTTTTGCCGTGGGCAGCCACCTGGCCGGGGTCGAACCCGGCGGCAACCAGGGCATCGCGGAACTTGGCGGCCGTTTTAGATTCTCCCTTGGTCTTCTCGTTCGCCAGCACGTAGGCGGCGCGGTCCAAATCGGACTCAAACCGCAGGGTGTTCCGGCCGTACCGGGGGGAGGCCCTGGCCAGATCGGGGGGCAGGCTGAACACTGGGGCCCCGGAAGCCTCGGCCAGAGTTTTAAGGCCCTGGCGCATGTTGCCGATGGTCTCACCGGCGCGACGGTAGAGCCGAGCGTCGGACTCGGCCATCTTGCGCGCCTGCTGCTCGAAGATGTCGGCGATCGAGCCAGTCGGCTCAGGGGGTAGGACCTCGGGGGTGACGGAGCCCGCAACGCGAGGCCCCGGCACGACCTTATTGGGCCCTTGCAGCATGTCCTGATCTACCAGGCCGGCAGCCTCGTTCAGGGCTTTCTGGCCTTCCCTGGCCAGCCTGCGGCCCCGGTCTCCCATGTCGGCCAGGATTCCATCGATCTTTGCAAAAATCTCATCTGCGCTTTCGGTTTCCACCCAGTCGGCCCCCAGCCCCTGCTCCTTCTTCTCCTGCAGCGAGAGGAGGTCGTAGCCCTCGGCTTCCCGCGCTGCCTTTTCCGCCGCCCAGGCAATCTCGGCATCCTGCCGGGCGTGCTCCGCTGCCAGTCGCAGTTCGTCCGCGGCGGCCTGCCGGGTGGCGGGCATGTTCGGCAGCTGCTCCTCCAGCGGCAGCGTCGGGTCCATGGCGGCCAGCTCCCGCTGCACCGCGCCAATGTCTGCCGATGGGGCCGCGGGAAGCTCCAGCGGCTGCATTTCGGTGGGCCGCACCTCGCCATTGGCGATCGCCCGCTGGATGGCGTGGGCCTCCAGCGCTGCCCGATCGGGTTCGGGGATCGGCGCCGGCGGCGGAGGGGGTGGCGCCAGCTCCTGCTGGGTGGCCTTCATGCCGCTGTTGACCAGCTCCCGCTCGATGCTGTCGCCAATCTCCCGCTGGATCTGCTTGGCCACGATCGAAGCGTTCTCGCCCTGCGCGATCCGCTCGGCCCCCTTGCTCAGCAGCTCCCCTACGGGGCCGGCCTGGTTTTTGAGGGTGTCGAACAGGCCCAGGGCCTGCTGGGCATCGGCCACCCGTTGGCCGGCGGCGGCCGTGTCGATCGTGGTGGTGCCGGCCTCGCTGAGGGTGTCGGCATTCCGGGTCATAAATCCAAACAGGCGCCGGTCCTTGGCCAGGCCTGCTCGAACATCGGCGACCAGCTCGGCCCGCTGCAGCATCGGCTTCAGGGTTTCTTCCCCAAAAAGAACCGTTTGGTCGCTATCAGCAGCCTTCACGGTTGGCATGCTGTCCGCCAAATCCAGCACCTCGCGGAAGGTGCTCAGGTGCATCTTCGGCCGCTGCTTCAGCACCTGGTAGGCGCCGCGCATTCCCGGCTCGTCCAGGCCCGATTCACCCAGGGCCACGTACCAGCTAAACAGCGGCTCGTTGTTAACCGCCTCCTGGAAGATGTCCGGCGGCAACTTGCTCAAGGCCAGGCCCTGCCGCCCGAAGCCTCGATCAAGGGCAATCCCAGCTGCCTGCAGCTGCGCCTTGTCGGTCATGCCGGTGCCCTTGATGAACTTGGCCGCATCGAAGGGTGTGCCGTTGCCCTGGGAGATGTTGGAGATGGCCCCGGCAGACCGGGCCCCTGGGACGGTGGTGGCATTCACCTCCTTCACGGGCACCGTTGGGATGTCAAGCCGGGCGGCCAGCGCTCGCCGGCCATGCCCCTCGACCACCTTTGTGATCCCATCGCGAGGGTCCGGGAACACTTCCAGCACCCCCTCGGCGTTGGGATCCCACTTCCGCACGTCCCGCAGGTGGCTGGCGATCTGGACGCCTTTCGCGTCGGTGCCTTCCTTGTACTGAAACTCATGCGGCGCTGCGATCAGATCCGCAACACGCATCACGCGAACGTCGCCGCTGAGTCGATTCGGCAGGATCGTGGTCCCTTCCGCCGACAAGGCCTTGATCCCGTTGATCACGTCCTCGCGGTCAAAGGGCCATGCCTTGCCGGTGGCGTCACTGATCAGCTGCGACAGCCTCGGGCTTGCCTCCGGGTGCGACAGCTCCGTGAGGGTGGTGTGGTTGATCTTGTCGAGCAGTTCGGACCACGGCTGAAGATCGCCGACGCCGTTCAGGTAAATCTCGCTGAGTGAGTTGGTGGGTACGCCGGCCCAGGCCTCACTGATCTCCGGCCGTGGTTGCGGCGCCGGCCGGGAGGCGATCACCTCCTCGATGTGCTGGAGCACCGGGCCACCATCGGCGCCGACGACGGCCACCGCCTGGAGCTCGGCAGGATCCAGCTGGCTGACCAGCTTCTGCACGTCCGCCACCTCTGGCAGGGCCGGGTCGTAGGCCGACGGATCGAGTGGTGCGGCTGCTTCGGTAATCGCCGGGGCTGGCGCGGGAGGCTCTGCTTGTGCGGCGGCTTTGGCGGCCAGCTGCTGCTGCACCGGGCTGTTGGGGTCAGGGCCCATGCCCCATGGGTCAGCAAGGCCTTCGCCGCGCAACTCGTCCAGTGGCGGCAAGGGTTGCCGGGGCGGCATGTCGGGGCCGCCGCCTGATGGGGTGGTCGGCACCAGTGCGTTGGAGGCATTGCGCCGCAGCCATTCCTGATAGGACGCCTCATCAGTGCGCGGCCTTTCTCTCCATGGCTGACTGGGCCCGGTGGAGCTGATGGTCGGTGACTGGCTGCCGTCACCGGTGAACGAATCTCTCCATGGCTGACTGGGCCCGGTGGACCTGATGGTCGTTGGGGCAAAGCCTTGGTCGGCCGTTGACGGTGGCGCCGTTGCCGCTGGGGCCTCTGCGGGGGTGACACTTGGTTGCTGCTGCGCACCACGGCCCCAGCGGGCCAGCACCGCATCGCGGGCTTGATTGGGAGTCTGCGGGATCTGGACCGGCGCCGGCTTCTGCAATGCCTGCTCGGTGAAGCGCTGCGGCCCCTCGATGTCCTCCACCAGGCCCCGGGCCTTCAGCTTTTCCCCGGCTGAGACGTGAGCGGTGTTGGCTCCGGCCGCCCGCTGGAATCGGCGGATATTGCCGAAGCCTTTGCCCACGGCCCTGGCGCCAGCCGATCCAGCCAGGCCCATCAGCTCGCCGCCGATGATGTTGGGCAGAAGGCTCTTGACGGCCGCCGTCACCCGGTCATCCTTCGCCGGGTCCACCGCCAGCGGCACGCCGTCGATGCCGGTGAGGGCCCCCACCATGTTGCTCATGTTGCCCTGGGTGGAGTCCTGCAGCAGGGCCCCCAGGCCATGCGTCACGCCCAGCGCAGTGCCCCACCGCAGCCCCCTGGCGGCCCAGCTCGCGCCCTTGACGCCAGCGGCGAGGCCGTGGCCGACAGCTCCACCGATTGGCAGGGTGCCGAGCTCGATGCCAGCCATGCGGCCCTGGTTGTCGATCACTCCGCGCTGCCCTTCGGTCAGGTCCTCCGGCTGCTTGGCCCCCAGTGCCTTGTAGCCGGCCCTGGTGAAGGCATTCAGCGCCTGCCCGGGGGGGGAGCGGCGAGCATCCGCGTACTTGCCAGGTGCCAGGATCTTCTGGCCCAGGGAGATCACACCCTCCCCTGCCGTCTGGATGGCGCCGTAAGTGCCTGCCGCCTGCAGTTGACGCACCACGGGCGAGACCGCGCCGGCTGCGGTTATCAGGCGGGCAATGGGGTTTGCATTTCCGATTCCAGCCAGCCACGGGTTCCGCTGGACCGTCCCCGGCTTTTGCGTCCCCTGGAGACTGAGCACCTGTTTCCCCGCCCACCGCAGCTCGTTGGCCACCGCATGCGCCGGGTTCCCCCACCATGGCGTTGGAGCCTTCTTGGCCGGGGCCTTCGGCTTGGGGCCGGGGGTAGGTGGCGGCGGGGCGTGATCTTGCGAGTGGTCGTCGCCGACCAGTTGCCAGCGGCCATTCTTCTGGACGAGTGTTTGTGGCATCAGGGCCTTCCGTTTTGGTTGGGATCAATGCGGATTCGGACGTCGCCAACGCCGCGGGCGGTGGAGCCATAGAGGCGGCTGAACGCCACGGGGGACAGGTCGATCACGCGATCCGCCGGCCGGGTCTTCGAGCCGCCCATTTGCCCGGTGTCGTTAGCCCACACCCGGATCTTTTTGCCGGTGGCTGCGTCTTCGACGATCAGCCACTTGTTCATGTGGGAGCCCTTAAGGCTCCACTGGACCGCTGCCGTCATCTGATTGCCCGTGAACACCTCGCCGTTGGCGGTTCTGCCCCCCAGCGATCCGTCGCTGCCGCCGCTGCCGGTGTAGAAAGTCGCCCTGCCGGCGAGGGGCGGCCCCTTCCCGTCACCGCCGCCGCCACCACCACGGAACTCGACGTGGCCGCCGTGGGAGCCGGGGTAGTCGTTGACCACCCAGCCGTAGCGGGCCCCGTTCTTGCGGATCCAGGCGATCGAGCTGCCGTGAATGTCCATCGCGTTGCCCCCCAGGTGCTGGCTGCCTTCAACGCCGCCCACGGCAGCGTTCTTGGCGCGACTGCGCTGGGAGCTGGCGATATCGCTCGCCTTCACCTGGCCACCCGAATCCCGCACCATTGCGGCAAACGCATTAGCCCCCTGCCGACTGAACACAGCAGGGCGGCCAGCCGAGTCCCTCATCCCAGGGATGGTGTAGCCCTGCCCCGTGTCGCCTGAGCTGCCAAGAACTGCGGGACCGCTGTCCCAGCGACTGGGAGACGGGTCACCCATAAAAGGGGCTCCGCGATCCCAGCCGCCTCCGCCACCACGGGCACGCATCGAGATCGTGAATTGGCCAGGCGCCGCGCTGCGGGCACCGAACCTTGGCCACTCGGCGGCCGATGCCGGCATTGCCCCCGTGGCGGCATCCAGGGCCCAGCGGCCGAAGCTGCCCAGCGCTGACTGTCCCTGCGATGCCATCGACACCAGGTAGCGCTGTGGCGTCGTGACGGCGCTGCTCTGATCGTTCAGGCGCTTCATCGCTTCCGCCGGCACGTTGATCCCGTAGCGGGCCCCCTGGACCCGCAGGAACTCGGCCGGCGATGGCGCCAGCGCATCCATGGCGGCGCGCCTCAGCTGAGGGGAGAACCCGCCACCATTCGCGGCGTTCACCAGCTCTTTTCCGACTGCCTCCTTGCTCAGAATCGACTCGTTCTGGTAGTTGCGGAGCCGCTGCTGCCGGTTGGGCATCGCATCGAGCTGTTTGGTGTCGAAGGTCGGAGGCGCGGGAGGCCCCGCCGGTTTGCCGCTGGGCTTGGGGGCATTCGGATCCGGCGCCATGGCATTGAGCCCCGGCAGCGAGGGGGCGCCGGAGACGCGCCCGCCGGGGAACAGCAGATTGAACGCCGCCTGGTTCTTGGCCGCAAAGTCTGCGGCGGCACGGCTCGCCACTTCGTAGGTCTCCCCACGGTCCAATGGTGCCCCCTTCTTTGCGGCGGCAGCGGCGACAGCGCTGTTCACCGCTGGGTACATGGCCGCGTTGAACCGCCTGACCGACTCGGCCAGGTTGGCGGCCCGCTCGGTCTTGGCGTTCATGCTGCCGGCCCGCTGGAGCTCCTTGTAGTCGGCGCCGTAGTTGGCGGCCAGCGCTGCGTGCTTGGCGGCTTCCACCGCCCGGTTCACCTCGGCAGGTTCAAGGGTGGCGGACTTGCCATCCTTGGAGCGGATGATTGATTCGAGCTTGGAAGCCACCTCTCCAAACTTCGCCGGATTGATCTGCCCACGCAACGCCGCCAGATCCCGCCGCAGCGCCGCCGGATCAAAGTTATCCCCCCAGGCATCGCGGGCCCTGGCCAGCACCTCTTCGCCGGCATCCGGGGCATAGCTCTTGCCCTTGATCTCGATCTGAAGGCCCAGCTGATCGTTGATCGCCTTCAGCAGTGGCGCCACGGGAGCGTTGGGGTTCTGCTGCCGGAACCGCGCCAGGAGCTGATTGGAACGCTCGACCATCGCGGCCTGATCGAGGGGGCCCTCATTCCCGGGCTGATAGATGCCTGCCACCGCCGGCAGTTTCCCGGCAGCCGGGGCGCCATTGATCAGCATGTCCGAGAAGTTTGCGACCCCCTGCTCCTCGTCGCGCTTCTGCACCGCCCAGCCGTATTTCATCTCGGTGTCGGCGGCCGTCTCCGGGAACATCTGCGCCAGCGTTTGCTGCACCGGCCGCTTGGCCACCGGATCCCAATAGGTGGGGCCCGCCTTGATGCGATCGACAATGTTCTTGAACACCGGATCCTGCCCGTAGGCCGCCTCGGTGCGCAGTGCCTTGTAAACCGTTTCGGCCAGCTTCAGTGGCTGCCCGCCGTTCCCCATCAGGCCAGAGTGGTAAGCCAGGATTTTGCTGGCCTGGGTCATCACTTCGGCCTGCGCGTCCTGGTTGAAGGTGGGGCTCTTCCGATCGAGCATCACCCCAGAGCTGCCGATCGTGACCTGGGCGGCCCCGCTCAGCGCCTGCCGCTGCACATCCATGATCAGGCTGCGGATCTGCCCCCCGGCCACCCCCGGCAAGGTGGCATCCAGATACTTCACCCGGTCCTCGCGGGCCCTGTTGCTGATCTTCTCCTCGGCCGCAGTGATCTTCGGCAGGGCGTAATTCAGGAAGCCCGGCGATGCGGTGTCGAGCCCGTACTTCTCGGTCAGCTGCTTGATGTAGCCCGCCTTCAGCTGCGCCAGTGCCGCCTGCCCCTTGTCCGGCGAGAGGAACATGGTCGGCCCCATCTCCTCGTAGGCGCCCAGCATCCCGGCATCAGCCTCGGCGCCGGCCAGCTTTGCGAGGCCCCGCTGCACCCCCTGCTCCCGATAGGGATTCAGCAGGTTCATCAGGATCCCCCCGCTCGGATCGCGCTTGCTCAGCTCGCGGTTGGCCTTGGCGTAATCGAAGCTGCCGGCCTCGTTGGTCGCATCTGCCTGGCTAAGGGCCTTCAGGGCCATGTTCTTTGCGAAGACCTGCGCCTCCCCCTGCTGCGAGGCCCAGCCGGCGGCCCGCTCGCCCGCGCCCTGGAGCGCGTTGGTGATGTTGGCGTTGAATGGCGCGAGCGCTTGCGCCAGCTCCTGGAACCGGTTGACGCCGCCGTAGCTGGCCTGGTCTGGGCCTCGAAGCGTGGCGACCCCCTGCAGCTGGGGCATGGACGGCGGGCCCGCAATGGCGCCCGGCTGGACCTGCGCCGGCTGAATGAAGGCCGCGACCGGCTTGGCTTCCGGGTTGACCTGGCCGAGAGGGAGATTCGTTTCCATCAGCCGATCCCAACGGTGGGGATGGTGCCGCCCTTGGGCTCAGCGGCCTTCTTGAGCCCTGACGCGCTGGCCATGTAGGTGTTGACCCCGCCCAGCAGGCTTGAGCCGATTCGCAGCGCGGCAGCGCCGCCGCTGGGGCCAGTGCCGGTCATCGACGGAGCCGCCGGCTGCATCAGTGCAGGCATCGGCGCGAACGGTTCGATCGGCTCGATGTAGGTCGTCGGCGTGTAGAACTGCTGGCTGTTCCACTCGCTCAGGTATCGCCCCACCAAAGCGGTCTGCTCCCGGCTGAACTGATTGCGCTGCAGCCGGTCGTTGATCTGCGCGATCGTGTTGTAGTCGCCGGCTTGCCGGGCGTAGTTGTTGATCAGCCGATCGACGGAAAGGCCCTCGGCGTCCATGGCCTGCACCGAGGCCCTGGCCTGCAGTGTCCGCCAGCCATACTGCTGCTGCGCGACCGCGGACTGCATGGCCACCTCCTGCAGGCGGTCCGAAGCGGCCTGCGAGTTGCCGAGGAACTCCGCGCCAGCGGCAGCCCGGCTGTCGCGCACCACGTTGGCCTGGTTGATCTGTTTCGCCAGCTCGAAGCTCTGCAGCTGGTGGACATAGCCCAGCTGCTGCTGGTACTGCACCTGCTGGCCCCAGAACTGATACTGAGCATTGGCATCGCTGAAGCGTTGATTTTGATCCGCCTGCCACTGCGCGAACTGATTGGTCGCTTTCTGAAAAACGCTCTGATTCAGGTAGTCCTGTTTTTCGGCCGCGGCTTTCTGTGACTCCTGGAACAGGTTCAGCGCGGTGCTGACACCAGCAATCCCAAGGCTGAGTGGATAGAGCGGCATCAGGGCACCCTTGCAAACATGCAGAACAGGGCGCAGCTAGGGCCAAACGGAGCCGGAGGGTAGACCGTGAAGCCAAGTGATTTCAGCCACCGAATCGAGCCCATGTTCTTGGCAAAGACCCAGTTGCTGAGCGAACCATAGCGCCAGAGGCAGCGATTCACCCAGAGCTTTCCCTCCCGGATGAACTGCCGGCGGTTGGCAGCAGTTGCGAGCAATCCATCCGTGCAAAGCATCCAGATCACGCCGCCCTCGGCGATACCGCACAGCGCCACTGGCACGTCGCCGTCGTCAATCACGGCATGGCATTCGCGGTCGAGGCTGGCTTGCCAGCTCTGCCGCGCGGCATCAAGCGGGCCCAGGCGGTCGCTCAGCCACACCTCGCGGCGGTCCGCCTCCCGCAGATTGTGGCCGATGAACTCCACCACATCGCTGGTCGCGTGGGCCCATCTCATTGCTGCACCGCCCGACCCTTGCCGGTGACCAGCCCGGTCCACTCCAGGGAGGCGAACTTGCACGGGTGGGCCGTGTCGTTCTCGATCGTGACCGCGTTGTTCTCCCCCCGGCCGAAGATCGGGATGGAGAACACCCCCGCCTGGCCCTGGTCCACGCCCTGCAGCAGGCCGATCGTGCTGCCAGGGAAGGGATACACGGCCTCGGTGCGGCTGCCGCTGGGCGTGACTCGCACCTGAAACCAGCCGGTCTCGTGATACCGCAGCCGCGCCTGCCGGATCTGGGCCCGCAGCGTGTTGCTGGCCACCTGCCCGCCGCCCTGGCTCCGCATCGCCTTGAACCGCGATGGTCGATAGCGGAAGGTGTAGACCTCGCCGAAGTAGACCTGCGCAGCAGACCAGTCGCCGCGGGCCGTGATCGTGTTGCCACTGCTGGCAGCCCCAAGCAGCACCCCGCCTTGGTAGCCCGACTGGTAGGCGGACCATGCCTGGGTCGTGGCCCTGATTGTGAACGGCAGCG